GAACGTGAAACAATTACAAAAGTTCCTACTCTAACGATTCGTGATATTGAAGGAAAATCTGTTATAATTTGGAATAAAGACCAGATTGCCTCACTTACATTATGGCTTCAACACAATATCAATCTTGAAACGGACGATTTTTAGACCCTTGAATATTGAAAACGGGCACCCTTCGGTGCCAATTTTCAAGATTCTACGGGCCGCGGCCAACATGACCTTAAAAACGGGCACCTTCAGTGCCCGTTTTTAATGTTCTTTGGTCTAAGGTTTATTGTGCGTTAATTATGTTTAAACTCTATCATACATAATTATAGTAATGGGTAATTCCCACTCTTATGACCAACGACACATACGTATATGGAATAATTTAAGTTCGTTAAATGACGATTCGTCCCGGTTAAAAATGTTAGATGTGTTGTTTGCATCACCGGAACACGTAATAGTAATGAAACAAGCGGGTATTTATAGTGGTCTTTTACAATGGGTTACATCAACACGGCAGGGTACTTATGCAACGTGGCCAGCACCGGGACAAACAATAACTTCAGTACAAAAACCAGTACAACAAAAACAGCAACAATTAGCACGTATTCCTCCACCCAAACGTGCTTTAGATACATTATATGAGGCATACAGAGTTTTAGAATTAGATGATAGTGTTCCTTTAACACATGAAAACCTTCGGCAAGCGTATAGAAAAGCAGGATTTAAGACACATCCTGATCGTGGTGGTAGTCCTGAAGCCTTTGATGAGGTATCGCGTGCTTTTGAATATTTACAACAAGTTTTAGAAAAACTTATTCCAAAATCGGCAAAAGATTTTAATACACCTGTGACGGTAAAAATGGCACAGGAAGCACGTAATGTATTTACAAATAAACCACAACATTCAGTACCTTTGACTCCAGGAACCTTAGCATTAGAAGGCGAGACAGTTCAAACAAATAGTCCACCGATATCCTTGAATCCGAAGAAATTAGATATGAATATTTTTAATAAATTATTTGAGGAAAACCGTTTACCGGATCCGGATAAAGATGATGGATATGGTGATTGGTTAAAAAGTCAGGATGTATCAGGTATGTCTGCTGACATAAGCAAATTACGTGGAAAATACAATAAAGATATGTTTAATAAAACCTTTGAAGAGGAGGCACGCCGTATTACAAATACTACATCAGTGACAAAATTTACGCCACCAGCTGAATTAATACTTGCTCCACATTTAGGAGCAGAATTAGGTGGAGGACGCCAACAGTATACAAATCCAACAGGTGGGAATGGAACTGCATATACCGATTTAAAACATGCATATGGAGAGGGTTCCACATTTAGTCAAGAGGTCGCAAATGTGGATACTTCGGGTCGTCCACAGACTTTTGAACAAGCAAAACGTGAATATGGAACAACACCAAAACCAATGAGTGCCGAGGAATTAGCGGCAGTTAAAGCGTTCGAGAAAACAAAAAAAATAGCAGAGGAACAAAGACAACGACGAGCGGCTGCACAGGATGTAAATGGTCAAGCCCAATATGAACGTTTACAACGCCGTTTACTGATTAAACAATAGACCATCTAAACAAAATTTAATCAATATAAATTATATATGGTATTTTATATTGGTTTAATTGTGACAGGAACTGATGCTTACACTGATTTTACGGTTTTTGTAAAAACATTAGAATTATGGCACACAGATGTAATATTATATGTTGGAACTGATACAACAACAGAATCATTAATAAATTCCTTGACTTCTAAATTGACAATAAAAACACTTGTATGTATGAATTATTACACTGGTAAATCTCGTAGTGATATGGAGGCATTACCAGGAATAATCTATGATTCGTTATTTAAGGATTATACTTACGAAAAAGCGACAATATTGGAATATTTGTGGGAAGTAGAAAATCCGCAAGAAGTATGGTTTATGGATGCGGACATTGTACACTGTGGACCATTACCAGTTATTCCATCAAATGCTATACTTGCCTTGAGTCCCCATAGTATACGAACAGCGGATGAGGCACTGTATGGTAAATATAATGCGGGTTATTTTTGGCTAAAAGATAGAACATTACTTAAGAAATGGAAATTAGCGGGACATACAAGTAAATTTTATGAACAAACTGCTTTAGAGTCGCTAGCATTGACGGTAAAACACAAATTGTATGAATTTCCACCACAAGTGAATTTTGGCTGGTGGCGTATGTATCAAAATAAGAATCCATCTACAGATATTCAGAATAAATTTGGTATAAATCGTACTGACCAAGGAATTGGTATACGTTATGATGGTGTAGCACTACAATCATTACATACACATAGTCGTGATAATACATATAGCACAAACGGACAATTTAATAAATGGTTTCTAAAGTTTATTGATAAATTTGTATCTAAGCATAAACCATTACAAATATGGAAAAATATTGTATATCCAGGATTATAAACTAAATTTTTGAGGAATGCCGGTTGAAAAGTACGGTCGGCATTGCTCAATACGTGCCCACGTTAAGCGAAACAATCCCTCAACAGAAGCATATGTTTTCCACCATTGCCGACCAGCCTTAGACATCTGATTCCATTTTTCAACACTACAATTTTCAATAACTTTTTTAACTTCATATGGGTCACGTGCTCGTAAATAATGGACGCCTTCAATCGGAGGCACAAGATAGCCATTCATATCTACACCAGGAGTTACAATAGGCACACAGCCTGTTGCGAAATATTCAATTTCACGATTACATTTTGGACCAAAACCAGGCAAACATAAGCCAAATCGTGAACTACAAAGTTTTTCAAGATATTGTTCTTGAGTATAAGGATATGAACTACCAGTTGAATCAAACGGCATAGACCATAATTCAACGCAAGACTGCCAATCTGATCCAGTTCGAGCGGCACGTTGAATTCCATTTTCTACTTTTCCTAAAAATAAGGAAAGTATTGGACGTTCTTTCCAATTATTCATTACAAGCCCTTTTTCAACAATATTTTCTACTGCACGTGGCGAACGTGGCCAGAAACACCAAATAGATTGTTTCAACAATTGTAATGCTGGTCCACACGGTGCACAATTTCCAAATAATGCCATTTGATACGGAGTATTTGGATTCCACCAACGTGATGTTGGCCTATCATACAATAATATATTTCCAATACCTTCCCACCAGCAATATCCGCTTTCTTCTGTATAATTTATTGTCACATAATTGCGTTCACCCCACATTGTAGCCATTTCACGAAATGTATCTCCGCAATGCTGAAATACACCACTAAGTGCTTTACCACTCGGAATAATAACATTAGGTATACATACATCTTTTGATTTACGAATTGCTAAAATAGCTTCGTGAAATCCAAATTTCTGTACCGCTTTTCCTATTTCATTAAGCGTACGTTCAGATGCGGCATAATCTGGCTCTCCACGAATAATTCCACCTAAGATATATGTGTGACCGCAAGCACCCGCTAAATGTATATATTTATCAGACGGATTATCAATTCGCTGAAATTCCATTATACGTGTTTTTGGTGAAGCGTACCACATAAAATCTAGTGAATCTCCTACACCTATAATCCAGTTACTATTACGGAAAGCCTTTTTAATTAAAATAGGAGAAGTGTCTTTTTGTACAAAATGAACTACCCAATCAGAAAAAAATCTATCTTTAACTAATGACGCCCATTCACGATTACATAGTTTTTCTTCATCACAACAGAAAGTTACAATTGGACCCTTTTCTACTATGTTTTCTTCTTTCATAAATGACCTAAGAATAGCAATATCTTCTTTTGTAACTGGCGTAGTAGCAGATGGTGGTACAACCCATAAATCAGCACTAAAATAATTCATATCCATAAGTATAGGTGTTACAGTAATTGAATGTGTATCAAAAATACAATCATTTAAAAATTCACCAATATAATTTGTTTGAGGTACAAGAAATTCAACACTTATGCCGGCGTTACTTAATTGTTTTGTTAAATAATAAACACGAGGTAAATAATTCAAAATCCAGGAACTAAGCGTTAAATCAGATGTATCAATTGGATATACAAGAAGTCGTGGTACATATATGCTTGGTGTAAAAATATCAACCTTAGATACATTCCATAATTGTTCCCATTGTTGAATACCACCCCAAATTTCTTTAAACGTATAAATAAGACCTGAACTTGTAGCAAATCCATCTTTCAGATTATAAATATCACAAAACAATTTATTTGGACTAAATAAATTATTACTATTATGACTATATCCATTATATCCATTTCTTTGTAACATTGTTATACACGTAGCAAGATGTGTATCATTAACAGATTCAATACTTCTTGAAAAACTTTCACCCATGAGTTTTTGTAAATTATTTTTAATATTTATTGGAATATTAGAATATTCATCAAAAGATTTCAATACATGTAGTGAATGAATTGCACTGGGTTCAACATAAACATATATTGGTCTATATAAAATATCTTTTGGATCATAATTACGCAGATTGCTAGAGTGAAGATGATGTGTTTTAATAGTATAAGCAGGATTTACAACAAGAAACTTATGCTTCATCATTATAGTAGTAATAGCATTATCACATCCTGGTTTACCAAAAGGAAAGTCATATTCTTCCTGAGTTATATTAAAATCTAGACAGTTGCGGGCACATATCCATGAATCTTGACTATCACAACGGGGACCAAAAATACTGCCATCTTCTTCCCATCTTAATAGTGCTAAAAATAAACGTCGCTTTTCAAGTTCTATTCTCCATAAATTTAGTAACGATTCATCAAAATATATATCACTATTACTAAAAATAAGAATATCATTTTTTGGTATAATTTCAATAGCTTTTTTAAATACATCGTAATATGTTAAACGATGTGGATGATTTATAATTTTAATTTTGTTATTATTAGGTATTTCACTATAATATTCCTCATTTAATAATAAAATATTATCAATGTAGGGACAAGAAATATTTTTTTCAAGACATTGAAAAATTTCACGAGAACGTCTTACAGATTTATGGTGAAAATACTGTTGAATTAGCCAAGTGCGTGGAATACAATTATCGGATTGAGATTTATCTAAATAATATACGCTTCCATTTAATGCTTTCTTCCAAGCATAATAAATAACTTTTGTACGACCACTTAATATTGTTTCCCAACTTACATCATCTTCATAATTTTTGTCATACAAGGCTACGCGTTCCATTCGTAGTATATGTGCTAAGGCAAATAATAACGTAAGTTCATTATCTTCAGCCATTAAAACGGAACCTAAAAAAGGATAACTATCATAGATATCTTCTATTGTAAATATATTTAATATCCTTGTAAATCCTAAAACAGATAAATCTTTTAATTGTTTGGCAGAACAAAGAAGTAATGTATCATTATGTATTGTTTGAAGAACAGAATACCATTGCTGTATATTAGAATCTTTTGTTAATATTATAGCTGTAAGTTTTTCTACCGGTACTAATTCTAACGCTGATATTTCACTTATTACAGGAAACCAACGTTGCCACGCGTCTCCTTTTACAAAACTATCGCGAATCCAAACAAGAGTTTTATTACAAGCGGATATTGATGGATTTGTTCTTATTATTTTTATCGGTTGTTCTGAAATAGGATGACGTGCAAGCATAGTTTGATATAATATAAAAAACTATTCTTAAACCATAGCAACTATAAACGGATAAAGTCTAAAAAGCAAAAGTTTGTACTGCCGATCTACTGGTGGTACTTATGTAGTATGTATATCTTCTTTGTGGTGTAACTTGTACTGTAAGAGCAATTCTATTGTTTGCTGTAAATGTACTATTTATTGGTGTACTTATCACATTATAGAACATAACTGTACTAACTGCATCTTTATAAATTGTTACATCGTTATTTAGAACGACAAAGGCATTTTGTTGGGCAAATAATGTACTAGCAGTTGTAGATATTCCTACTGGACCTACAAAAGGATTTTGAGTACTAACATATTCTAAAGTATTTATCGTAAATTGAACATTCAAATAATTTGTATTTGTACTATTAAATATATTGCTACTTTGTAATTGCGATGTATTAAATATATAAAATGAACTCGTAGTTGAAAATCGTGAAAATCTAGCATTAGAAATAGTTGTACTAGTTACTCCATTATTTAGAGTAAAATTAAATATTCCACCTATTGAGCTATATGCTAAAATACTAGAAAAGTAATTATTTACATTCATTAGAAAATTTCTATATCCAACATTACTGGATTGTTCTGTTATTGTGTTAGGAATTAAATTACAAGTATTTGTAGTAAATAATGTACTTAATCCGTTTGTATTGTATCTTGGAGAACCTAAATACCCAACTGTATTCATAATATTTGTCACAAGATTTGACACTCTGAATGTACTATTATTATTAAAAGAATTAATAGTATTTAGAGTGCCGTTATACCAAGGAAAGTTATTATTTTCTGTTTGTGCGACTAATTCATAACCACCTAAAAACGTAGCATTATTCGCAATACCTGGAATAGTTGAAATAATACTAGTATATGTTACAATATCAAATGTTGGCATAAGTACATTTATGGGTAAATTTATTGCCTGTGATTCATAACCTAATACATACATTGATATATTTGTTGGTAGTAATGGACCAACAAATCCTCTTACATATGGTGCTTGAATTGTAGCGGTACTTTGTGAGAATGGAAAAGGTCCATAAGATTTTACTATATTGCTATTATAATAAGTATCTATGACTACCTGGGGTGAATACGAAGGTTGACCTAATTGACCATAAGGAAAAAAACTATAGTTTGACCAGTTTATTACAAATGATTGTCCGCGTAAAATAGTTGAAGGGTCATAAAATGTAGAAGTATTTATAGTAGCTTGAATTGATTGATTTATAAATGAGGGATTTGTGATAGCTACACGAGGATAAATACCCAATAAATTTGTCCATAATATACTATTTAAAATAGTATATTCATACTGAATCGTATAATCAGCATTTCCTATATAAGGCAAAACCGCTCCCCATACTGTTGTAGGGATTCCCAATGTATTACCATCAAACCTTAATGCACCATTTAATGTGCTGTAATTTTGTCCAACTGTACTTATTATCATTGTTATCACACCACGTCTATAATTTTGAGTCAATAAATCATTACTATTGTACGTTAATCTATAAATACCAGTATCTGCAATATTATTAATAAAGACTGTAAAGTTACGATATGTAATTAAATCCATTACTTGTGTCATTGAATTACTTGTTAACATAAGAGTACTAGCAGTGTATAATGTACTTACTCCGATAGAAGCAGTTTCAAGATTCAATGTACTTATAAACGCATTATATGTATCTATAGTTTGACTCGTTACAATACCGGCAGATGTACTCGTTTCATTTATTGTGCTAATTATTATTGTAGAATAGGCATTAATTGCGGTTGAATTTAATTCTATATTCCAATTGGCTAGTGTAGCATCAAATATAGCTTCTTGATTAGATAATTGTATATTAAATACATTAGTATTCGTACTATAAAACCCATTTGTGATTGAATCTACAGTACTTAATGTACTTAAAGCGATTGTATTTGTGTTTATTGTACTAATAAATAAATTAGTATATTCATTATTATAAAAATTATTTGTACTTTGAAATATTGTTGATTGATTAGCAGTTTGAGTTGATAACAATCCAAAAGTAGTGGAAGTTTGTAATTGTATATTAGCAAAAACAGTGCTAGCAGGCCCACTTAAATATGCTATCATACTACTGTTCAAAAAAGAATTTGTACTAACAATATAAGATGATTGAAGACCATACATTGTACTTATAAAATTCCATTGAGTTGTACTTACTAAGGAACTTAAATTCGTAAACATATAGTAATAATTTGTACTATATAAAGTACTTACCATAGTACTAGTAAATGCGATTGTGCTAGGAATCAGTGTACTTAATGTACTAGCATACAATGAACTTACATAATAATTAAAATAACTTAAACTTATACTATTATTTTGATAAACTGTACTTGTGTAAACATTGCTTTCATAATCTGAAATACTATCAAATCTTTCGCCTATTAAAGTACTAGTATAGAGTTGAAGATTGTAAAAACTACTCCAAATTCCGGTTAAAATACTACTCACTGTAATAAAATAAACTTGTGTACTTACTTCAATTAAATTAGAATTAAGCAAATCAAAATTCATCGTATTTGTTGAATTATAAATACTTTGTAGTGAACTAAAACTACTCAATGTTTCAATTAAAGTACTAATTGAATCTTGAAAAGTAGAAATATCAATTGTATTTTGATTTATAGTAGAATATAAAGTACTATTATTTATTTCTATTGTTGTAGATACAAAACTACTTATCAATTGATAAGTAATATTTTCTAGGTTTGTACTTAATAATTCTAAAGATGAGATTCGTGTATCGTGTAAGTTTTCTATAAATAATAATGAACTTATGCTACTGTTATTAATTTGAAACATAGTACTTACGATATAACTACTAAATGATGATAGTTCATTTTGTAATGCTATATTTGTACTATTTAATGAATTTATGATAAATGTTGAAAACATACCATAATTATTGGCTGTTACAATATTATTACTTAAGTTATCAATATTTTCTAATAAGGATGAGACAGAACTAGTTAATGTTGAACATACGTAATTTTCATAATCAGAAGTAATCGTTGAATACAGTAATACATTTGTATCTGAAATAGTTGTACTTAATGAACTTATTGCTATTTCTAGATTGCTTTGTACAGTACTGAGAGCAGTGAAAAATATTCCACCAGCACTAATATATTGGGTAGCATTTATGATAGCATCATTAACGGTTGTACTAATAATAAAATCGTAATTATTAAATTGTTGAGTTGTAGCAATAGTAAAATTAATAAATTGAATATTTAACGAATCTAAATTATTTGATAATTCACTAATATTATAAATTAGTTGCTCTGTTGTACTTAAATTTCCAGATTGAATAGTACTTATTTCAGAAAAAAGTAAGTTATTATTTTCAATAATTGTACTATTCAAATTATTTATGGATGTACTCAATGTACTATTTACAATCTGTAAAGTCGTACTAAAACTAGAAAGATTATCGGAAGTGATACTATTGCTCCAATAAGTTTGTCCATTCCCATTTGCGTAAATTGTAAAAAATGTACTAGGAGGAGCGTTATTTGTATAACGAAAATTAAAACTTCTTGTAAGTATTGTATCAGTCGTTTGTGATGTAGCGAATGCCATAATACTCTATCGTAAATAAGGCAAAAAAGTACTAAGAATAACCGAAAGATATGCGTATATATACATTGTTAAAAAGACTTGATACAAATAGAGTATGTCAAACAGTGGCGGACTATTACAATTAGTGGCAACAGGACGACAAGATATATACCTTTCCGGAAACCCGCAAACAACTTTTTTTAAACAAGTATATAGACGATATACTAATTTTAGTTTAGAAACACAAAGAATTCCTTTTGATACAGCGATTGATTTTGGAAAACTTCATACGCTCAGTGTTCCTCGAAACGGAGATTTGTTATCTCAATTGTATCTTGAAGTGAATCTTCCATATATAGACGCAAATGGTCCTCAAGCAAATAATCCAAATCAAGGTACAAATTGTATAGAAATTCAGCCTCCCACTGACTATTCGGCACCACCGCCTGACGCTGTTAGTTGGGTTAATGGTATTGGTTACGCTATGATAGAATATATTAGTATCTGGATTGGTCAACAAGAAGTAGATAGACAATATGGCGAATTTCAGTATTTATGGACACAACTAAGTACACCGGGGTCAAAAAAAGATGGTATAAATACTATGATAGGGAATCAATCTGTATTTGATGGAACTACGCAATCAGGGCCATTACAATTATTTGTTCCATTACATTTTTGGTTTTGTAAAAATATAGGACTTAGTTTACCATTAATTGCCCTACAGGCAACACCAATTAAAATTTATATTAAGTTACGGAATGCAAATGCTGTTGTTTTTACTAACGCATTAGACCAAACGGTTTTAGCGGGTAACACTTGTAGTTCACCGCTAATGGCGGTTCCGGCTAACATAACAGAAATGACATTATGGGGCGATTACATTTATTTAGATACTGAAGAACGACGCCGATTTGTTTCAAGTAAACACGAATATTTGATTGAACAGGTGCAGCAACAAAAAAGATATAGCATTCCGAAAAATGCACAACGAGCAACTATTGATTTAACATTCAATCATCCATTAAAGGAAGTGATATGGGTCTTAAATCAAGATAGAATGTTAGATGCCCACGAATATTTTAATTATGGTAGCCGAATGTTATTAGAATTTGGTATTCCTAATAGTGATCTTATTTCAACTGCCTTATTACAATTTGATGGATATGACCGATTTCAAGAACAAACAGCACAATATTTTCGTTTAATGATTCCCTGGCAACGTCACACAGCCATTCCTAATGATTTTATTTATGTGTATAGTTTTAGTCTTGCTCCCGAAGCGGCACAACCACAAGGCTCATGTAACGCTAGCCGTATCGATAACATAACATTACAGTTGAAAATGAATCAAAAAGTAGCATCATATCCAAGTGGTGTAACGGTATATGCCGTTAATTATAATGTATTACGAATTGTAGCTGGTTTAGGAGGATTACTGTTTACGGTTTAAATTGATTATGGAAAATGCCTAGGGTGTTTAGAGTATGGATGAACATAAACCACATCATGTGAGTGATGTTGACCATTGGGGATTGCCTGACCGCAATTATTACATTTTTGTATTTTTAAGTGTACTTTTTGGATTTTTAGGATGGGATCATTATTATTTAAGAAGTTTTGGTACAGGAACTCAAAAATTTATAGTAAATATTTTTACACTTGGTCTTTGGTATGTATGGGATATAATACAAATTGTACAGGATGGAGAAAAGATACGCAGTGAGGGATTAAGTAGTCCATTAGATTGGATACGTGGTATAGGACGTGGTGTTTTTACACCATTAGAAAATGTTAACAATGAGCCCGTTGCTGCACAGAAATCATATTTAATATATGCTTTTTTAGCAATATTCTTTGGTATGTTTGGTGCTGATAAATTCTATATAGGTCAGGGATGGCAGGGTCTAGCAAAATTATTTAGTACTTGGAACATATTTCTGTTCTTATTTGGTTTACTATGGATAGCGTGGGATAGTTATCACGCTTTCTTTATGACCGATTCTATTTTAAAAGATGGTATCTTACCTCCATTACCATTTAGTCTTTTTTTCAATACACCGATATCAGCAGATATATTTAAGGTACAAAAGATAGATTCAACAAATTCTGGAAATTTACCAGTATGTACTGAAGGACCTGTGTGGTGTACAATGGATTGGATAGCAAAAACATTTGGATTTCCTAAACCACCACAGGGACTACCCCTAGGCGAAATTTATAAGGATATTGTTGCTCCTGTAATTTCAACAGAATTAATCAAAGAAGTTCGTGCTTTACGTCAAGAAATGCCAAGTATACCTTCTAAATTTGAAATTCCAAAGTTACCAACACAAGTAGGTGGTAGTATAACTGAAAATAGTGGTCCAGGACCAGTTATAGCAGGTGCTTTGACTGCACTAGTTGTAGTAGGAGGTTTAAAAGGATTCTATGATTTTATTACTAAACAATACGGATGAATTTGTTAGAAACTCAGGAACAATTTGAAATTATGTGGTTTTCACAACATCAAAATGAACCACCATATGGTGTAAGAATATCCGATAGACATTTTATAGTTTATTTTACCGCAAGTTGGTGCAAACCTTGTCAATTGCTAGACTTGGAAAAGATTATTGAAGCAGCAAATGAAAAAGATTTACCAATTTGGAAATGTGACGACACAATAAACAATTATACATGTGGTTATTGTGGAGTAAGAAAACTTCCAACATTTATTTGTATGAAACCAAAGACTATTATAAGTACATTACAAAGTAATGATACGGAAAAGGTTAAAGAATGGATTTACAATTTACCTTAACGAACTCCAACTGCTGCTTTAATTAATCTAAGTTCTTCTGTTAAAATTTCAATTTGTTGTTGTTGCTGTTTTATAAGAGGTAATAAGAGTACAGGTATACGATCATATTGAATAGTTTTGTATCCAGATTTTTCACGGACAATTTCTGGAACTATTGCCTCAACCTCTTGGGCTATAAATCCAATTTCTGTTACATTCGGATTTGTTATATAATTAAACGAAAATGTACCAAGATTGAGTACTCGTTCATTTGTACTTATAGTTGAAATATTGATTTTCAATCGTTTATCTGAAAATGTTTCCAAACTTTGTGCTATTATATTATCAGAATAAAGAGTACCACTTATCTCAACAGAATAATTATTAATAGTTGAATTTTTTCCGACAAGTACTTTACCTTGATTAAAGTAAATTCCTTGGTTGGATGTAAGATTACTCCATTGAGTAGGTAATGTATTTGTTATAATTGGAGCATTGGATTCGCCAGTTATACTAATACCATTACCAGCAGATATAGTACTAATATTACTTATGCCACCATTTCCTATATTTCCAAATCCACCAGTATAAATATAACAGGTTACTGCCGGTGGATTATTTCTAGTTATTTTATTAACACTAATTGTTACATTATCACTAGCATATAAATTGAGCCAACCATTATCAAATATATATGGTAATTGTGTAGGCGTTAAAATATCATTTCCTCCTAAAGATAATTCACCATTTGATTGTGTACGACATAAAGAACCGGTGTATAGTCCATTTTTAATTGTAAATGGAATAGATAAACTTAAAATATTTTTATTTGTAATTGGTGTTGTTCCACTAAATGATTCATCAACATTACCACAAAAGGGTTGTAAACGACAGTTTGTAAATTTATAAATATATGGATATAAAACACTTTGCGAAACAGAAAAAACATTACTACCGTTTACGGTTGTTTTGAATCCTTGAATTTCACTTATATTAATTTGAAAATTATTTGCGATTTGATTATCTGTAAGAACAACAAAATCGGTAGGTAAAACATCGGGAAGCGAATCAGAGTTAATCTGATCCTGCCAAATGTACGGAAGTTGATTGGATTCAGAAGTTAAAATACTATCATTACCAGTATTAGCACGCCATAATAATTTTTTAAGAAGTGATGCTGTTGCATCCTCAATTGGAAACCCGCCCAATTTTTCGGACAGAGAAATATTCTGTGTATTCATTTGACAAGGGTTAACATTTCCCGGTAAGTTCAATATCCGCAGTTGTTTTCACGTTTATTATCAGATAATGGCATTTGCCAATAGTATTAACATTTCATCCGGACAAATTCTATTTGGAGATCCAACAAAACCATGGTCAAGATTAAATTTACCAGAGTTACCGAGTACAAACTTAGTTTTAACTACAGTTGGTTCTAACGATGATGCTACATTTCAACGTCTTGTGCTCACTAATAAAATCAATTATGAATCATTTGAACCGTCAAATAGTTATTCTAATTTAGAAAAAACATTGATTGTTGATTTATATGGTAAAGTAAATTATAAAACTTTACATGTTGGATTTGTAAGCACAAATAGTGCGTCTTTCAATAACGAAATTTCAAGTTTCACATCATCAAATATTGGAGGTACTAATATTCAAGATATTAATTCAGCAAGACCTGATACAATTACGAATGCTTTAGCAAAGTTAGACAATTGGTTAAAAGTCGCATTTTTAACACAACCGCCCACAGTATCTACAGCAAAAATTATAGAATCAAGTGTGTATGCCTCGGTGCGATGGTCTACATTTCAAGTATACAATATTTTAAATGCTACAATGCCAAATGTTACAAGTATCGTTTTTATTATTGGCAATGCAGATGGCGATAATTTAACATTTGAATTGACAGATAAACAGTATTTTCCAGTATTAAATTATCGCGATGGAATCAGTCCTGTATTAAACCCTCTTGTTCAAATAAGAATTTTTCGTGACTTTTTTCCTGTCATTGGAAACGTTTCTTATACAAAAGCACAATTAGAAGCAAATAATGGTTGTTTTACATTAATAAATAATTCAGGTAATTATGCCTTATCATCTTCGGGTCGTGTATTTACAGTAGAAAATACCAATGGTATAAATACATATACAACTTTAAATATTTTTCTACCAAACATATCAAAAAATACAAATATACCAGTAAATATTATTTATACAAACAATACTATGGATACACCAAATGTCGCAACGTTTTCAACATTGATAAATACAATAAATATGCCATCTGCTCCCAATTTTTCTACTACTACATTCAATAGTAATTCAATTAGATATGAAATTCAGCCACCTCAATTTTGCGATATTAATAATCAACTAATAGAAAAATACAATAGTACTTATGGTATTTTAATACAATGGACACAATGGAAAACTGTAAAAGACGAAACATCAGGATTTTTGTATGGAGCGCGAAATTTACAAGATATTACAAGTACTTATTCTTCTTTTGTCAATCCTATATCAACAAGTGTGACCGCTTACAATAGTACATTAAGTATACCTATAAATGAATTCATACCTGGAGCACTTTGGAATACAAATATCAATACCACAAATCTTGGAGGAGTTGTTGGAAGTTATGGAATATCTCAAAGTACACAGACAGATTTCATAAGTACAAATATAAGTACTCTAGCAAATAAAACTCTTTATACAAATTCAGATTTTGTTAAACAAAATACATTTAGACCAAATATTAGTAGTGGTGTATGGTCTATTGGAACACAATTACCGTGCGATGTTGCTTTTTTAAGTTCTCCCGCTCGTGTGTCTATACTATCGCCAGAGGTACAATTAAACGATTCAACATATCCTGGTGATCGAAATTCTATCTTAATAAATATGTATTATGAAAATTTAAGTGCATCATTAGAATTAATAGCTAATCCGATTACGAATGATTATAATTTAAATAGTACATATACAAATGATGATATTGCCGCCATTGTAACAGATACAAATATAACATACGGTCATTTATTTTACAAAACGGTATTAAATGCTTTGCCGTTTATAAGTACATCTGAATCTTACATTAGTACACAGATTCAATTAAGTCTAGAAAATACATTTATACAAAATGGCTTAGAAAGTACACAAACTGTATCAAGTGCCGTATATAATTTAATAGCTGAACCTATTGCTTCTTTTCAGTATATTGAAGCAAATTATACAAGCACTGTAACAAGTACATCATATACATCTGGAATATTAAGTCCGGCATTGAATGCTGCCCTTATTTACAATGGACTAGTGACGAATCCATTTGTTAATATTACAAATTCAACCTTTGGAAATGCTCGTTTTTACTATAATAATAATCTATTGACTTCCACAAATCATACAAGTAATATATATATTTATAGTAACATAAATCAATTAAATACAGTTCCACTTCCTCAAAATACACCTCTTACTTATAGTAATTTAACTGTACCAGTTGGTTTAGTATATCAAAATGTAAACAATCCATATCCGTGGAAAATTGAAACAACATTAATTTCTCCATATAATGATAGTTCTACAATAATTATATCCATAGATTCAAATTTGTATGTAGATACAATATCATTAAATTCGAAATTATCAATATCATCACAACATGTATTGTCTATGTTACCACGCACAGATATCAGTACAACTGTAAATGATATAAAAGACGGATTTCTAACATCTAGTAATTTAAATATTGGTTTACAAAATAGTTACAATTCATTTATTCACTTAACAAGTAGCTTAGAAATAATTGTGAGTTCGGCTATTCGTTATGATGACTCAATCTCTTTAATAAATACATATCCTTCGCCATATACACGTGAATTGATATATAGTGGTGGAAGGTGGAAAAATCCACGCTCACTAAATTATAGCAGATTATCTGCAGTTCAACTAGGAATTAGTAGCTATACTTATCCTGACTTTACAAATGATTTAGAAAATGATTCAAATGGTGGATATCGGTATGGTACTTTTTTAACAACACATACTCCAATAAGTACATCATTTTACAAATATGTTAACATAACGGTTAATAATCCTAGCATTGTTAGTACAATCAGTAATTTGATATCAACAAATGTATGTTTCCCGAATAGACCTATAGACGATGGTTTCTTACAATATACTGGTTGTCGCCTACAAGTGAAATTATTAGCAAGTTATGATTGTGGTTCTTTTCAAACAGTAGAAACACAATGGATTAACGGATTTAAAAAATTTGATAATATTTTTAATGATTCATTATACGATATTGGAGGATGTGCTTCTGTAAGTACAAGTATTAATAAAATAACATATACTGTTGCTATAACACCGCGATTTTACACAAATATCGCAACACTTATACGTATTGGATTATGTAGCAATATTACGACCAACGAAAGTAATTTCCTGAGTTTTTCAGATATATCAACAGAGTTTCTTAAATATATATAGAGTATGTACGATGTAATAATAATTGGTGCTGGCATCGCCGGTCTTTGTCTAGCAGAACGATTAGCAAAACAAAAAAAATACGTTCTTGTACTGGAAAAAGAACGCAATCTTGGCGGACGGATGATTACATATTGTGAAAATGGAATCCAGTATGAAATTGGTGCGGGTCGTATTTTTCACAAACACGAACGAATGAACGCTCTTGTCAAAAGATATTCACTAAATACATATCCTATTGGAAATTATGACCCTCTTTTTAATGATGTATTTGAACCGATTGTAAAAGAATTATTGCGATTGCCATCATCTGTATTAGCGACTAAAACAATAATGGAATTAATTCCTTTAACCTATAAATCGTTACTTACCATGTATCCATATAGAGCGGAAATGGACTTATTGCGTGCGGATTTAGCTCTTCCACAATTTATAAACGATGGAGTTATGACAGTCCATAATAAACCGACATTTTATGGAGTTAAAGAGGGATACAGTCATTTAATAGAATGTATCGCAAAATCTGTCAAAAAAGCGGGTGCTAAAATATTTACAAAAAAGAAAGTGCTAGATATTATTTTTCACAATAATTTGTTTGAAATTATAGGAACAGATTTTAATTATAAGACTCGTAATGTTGTCATTGCTACTTGTCGTTGTAATTACAAATTTCCAATTTTACAAGGATTACCCTTACTACAGCAACTACAAACAAGTCCATTATGCCGTATATACGCTGTTTTTCCAAAAATTAATGGACGTGTATGGTTTCACGATGTAGAAAAAACAGTGACTACAAATCCATTGCGATATATCATACCAATTAATAAAGAAACCGGATTGATTATGATAAGTTATACTGATGGAATTGATACAAAATATTGGGCGGATTTAGAGGATACTAAGTTAGAGTCTGCTATTATCACAGCAACCAAAAAACAATGGCCAGAAAAAGATATTCCTATGCCAACTTTTTTGAAAAAACATTATTGGTCTAATGGATGTACATATTGGATACCAGGAGATTATGATGTGAAATTAGCACAAAAAATGGCACTAAATCCGATGCCTGGACTTTTTCTTGTTGGTGAATCGGTTTCGCTACATCAGGCTTGGATGGAAAGTGCACTTGAAACAATAGATATTGTAGAACCATTAATTCTTTAAGTGAATTTTAGACCCTTGAATATTGAAAATGGGCACCCTTCGGTGCCCATTTTCAAGATTCTACGGGCCGCGGCCAACGACACCTTAAAAACGGGCACCTTCAATTCTCGTTTTTAATGTTCGTTAATCTAACGTGTGAAAATGCAGTATCATATGCCATTTTATCAACTATTGAATTACCACGACTAATAAAATCGGTTTTATTTGTATGTGCTTCAACATACCGAATTTTAATTTTGTGTCCTAGTGTATTCATAATTTCAAACATAGGAATTAATATATCTGTATGGAGCACAGGTTTACCATCCGATTTATGCCATCCATTTTTAGCCCAAACCGGACCCCATACTAATAATGAATTTATTGCATATTGGCTATCTGTATATATAATGGCAGAGGTACCATTTTCTGAAACATAGTTTATTGCGGCATATAGAGCGTGTAGTTCGGCTCGTTGATTTGTATGAGGTTCTGTTGGACTCAAAGTATCACTAAATTTGTAAATTAATTCGTTATCACGAAATACACAAAATGCATAAGCACTCATTGAGTTTTGATGCCCATTATTTATACAAGAACCATCGGTAAAGACTGAAAATACCATGTTTGTAGAGATATTAGAGTTCCAACCACAATCGTGCACAAGCCGAATTGAATGTACTAAATCGTCTATACGTGGTATTTTCAAGTAACGTAATGACTCTTCTTTTGATTGAGTTTTAAGAAATGTAGCCAAAAGAAATGCTTTTACCTTTAAATCATTGGATACAGAATCTTTTGTTTCCAATGATTCGCACATAAGAATTAGTGTATCTGGATCCATTTAATACCAATAATTATTTTTTATAATCTAATCATTTTTTCTTGATTCAATGTAAATGGATACAGCACGACATTTATTTCATTTAGGATTTGTAGGTCCCCTTTTTTTATATATTGGTATTGCTCGTTCATCAACTCCCGACATAATATTTAATATTATCGGAGTTTTAGCATTAGTTATTATAGGATATCATAGTTATAAGGCGTATCAAAAAATTATGAATAATAGTAGTGCCTGGGTAAATTGGATTCATATCTTACTTATTGCACCATTATTACTAATTTTAGCATACATGAAAAAAAATGCGCACAATCGTTACTACGAAATGTTGCTTTTATTAGGTTTTGCCGCAATTGGTTATCACGGCCTTTATTTAATCCGTGAAATCATATTAATGTAATCAGGCGGAATGAGATTTTTAAAACAATCCTTAGCGTGATAGAAGTATGCTCCGCTACTTGAAAAGATTTTATTACATTGAGTACATGGTTCATTAATTTTAAATGACGGAATAAATTCTTTAAGATGATTTCTTACAAAATGAATATCAAGATTACCGCGGGTATGGGTTGAATGATTACATTCAGTATAGACACAAATAAATCTTTTTTCTGCATATGGATTTTTTTCCTCTTCATTTATGTGTGGATTATCTGCATGAACTGTGGCAAGATGATGAAGATATCCACATTTTTGTAGGAATTGTGGGGCAGATTCACATCGTGTACAGGTATAGGCAAATGTTTTCGTATGTTTACTTTGAATATGATAAAGCATTGTATTTTGTTTGCTTTTTATTGCAGAGCAATATGGACAAACAAACTTGCCCTCCTCATTACGAATATATTTTACTTGGATATCCATTGTTAACGTTATGTCTATAATTATGGATAGTTCAATTTTTTGACATTGCGAT